CGGATAAGGTTGAGGGTTTCATCAAAGAATCCAAAACTGTTGACGAGGTACGGAAAGCTATCCTGGATGACATGGAAGTGGAACAGAAACCAACCAAGGTAACCGTCATCAAAGATTCCGGTGAAAAATTAATGGAAAAGGCTGTTGACGGCCTGGCAATGCACTATGGCATCATCGGTGAAAAAGATGCTGTTGATGGTGCAACCGAGTACCGCAATGGTTCTCTGCGGTTGATTGCAGAGGATTGCCTGGTAGCTGGTGGCATGAACGAACGTGACCTGCGTGTGATGTCCAATCATGAAATCTTTGATGAAATGTTTGGTTCTCACAGCAGAGCAATGGGTTCTGCACAGTTTGCCGGAGTAATCGACAACTTTGCCAACAAGGCAATGTTAAAAGGTTATGCGGAACAACCTGTTACGTTCCTGCCGTTGGTATCCAAGGGTTCTAACAAGGACTTTAAACCGAAGTACAAATATCGTCTGGGTTTAGACGGTGTGCCGGAACTGATGCCCCCGGAATCCTCTGAATTCAAATATCAGAGCATGGCAGACGAACGTGTAGCTACCACGATCTCCACTTACGGCAAGGCGATCGGCTTTACCAGGGAAATCTTCATCAATGATGACATGGGCGAAGTTGTGAAATCTATCCGTATGCAGAGTGCCGGATTTAGACGTTTGCAGGAGCAGATGTTCTATACCATGTTGGTAAGTACTGTTCCGTATGACACCAGCACCCATGCAAACCAGGCACAGACTACGCTGACCATTTCCGTAAAGGGTTACAACGAAGTCCGTACCCTGATGCGGAAACAGAAAGATGCGGAAAAGAAAGGATACATCGGAGTCTTTCCGAAGTTCGTTGTATCTGCCGATGAATATGCTTTCAAACATGAACAGCTGCTGCACTCTGTTGCAGATCCGGCATCTTCCAACAGCGGAGTAGCTAACGTGATGCGTGACAAGATGAATTTAATCACCTCTCCGTATCTGTCCGGTGCAGCTTACTACTTTGTGGCAAGTCCTGCTGAATTAGAGGGTATCGAATACACCACTCTGAACAATGTGGATCGTCCGTATAGCCGGACAGTTATTCCGCAGAATCATTTAGGTATTGATTATCAGTTTTGGATGGACTTTGGATTCAACCTGATTGACTATCGTGCGTTTGCGAAGAATCCGGCATCCAGCGAATCTTAATAAGGGGGTAAACGATTATGGCAGTTGAATTTGTTCAGCCTGGAAAAATTATGAACGTAACGCTTGCTGCTGCTGCTGAATACCATGCACTTATTGCCGTTGGTGATAAGCTGATTGGCGTAACAAGGGCAGCCGGAGCGGAAAACGATGTTGTTGGTGTGGATGTTGAGGGTGTATTTACTGTTGCCAAAGATTCCGGTTCTGCGTTGGCAATCGGCAAACCTGTGACCGTGGATGTATCTACCGGGAAAGCAGCTGCCACCTCTAGCGGTAACGTATCTAATGCCGTTGTGGCTAAAGCAGCAGCATCTGCTGACACCAAAGTTGATGTAAAAATCAACGTGTTTATTCCTGTCGGCACGATTAATTCTGCTGATCTGTCCAGCTACGAAACCTCTGCTCATGCAGCCGAAACTTATAGCACCATCGCTAATACTGTAACTGCTGTTGAAGCTGGCACATCCGCTGGCAAGATTAAGGTTACGAAGAATAGCGTAGCTACCGAGTTCAGCGTACCTGTGGAATAACCATGAGTGTATTAGAAGCACAACGCAGAGTAACAAAAAAAGCGTTTTTCTCGCTTGATCGCTTGGGCGAAACAATTACATATAATGGCAATGAAATTGTTGCACTTGTGTATATTGGTGCTTCATTATCTCGTCCAGATTGGAACGATGCTGCGACATCCGTGGAACACGCAAGTCTAGCGGATATTGCAACATTTTCCGTCTGTGACGAGGATGTCACATCCCCGGAAGAGGGAGATGTAATCGTTTATAACAGTACCGAATATACTGTTGCACAAATCATTGAACATGATGTGGCTGGTTGCCACTTTGTAGTATTTGCTGTGAAAAACACAAAGGCTTTTGGTAGGTGATCTAATGATTCCTATAATCGAAATCGATGTTACGGATGAAATCCAACCTACTTTAGAGGGATTGGCAGGAAACAATAAAAAAGCAATGCGTTCCGCTGTTAAAAGTCTAGGATGGTTTTTACAGAAACGAATTAAAAAAGGTGTTGAATCAGGCTCGCCTGGTGGTGATGCGTTCCAGGAACGTATTCCTCATGAAATCCGCAGGAAACTGCAAGGTGGATCGGCAGCGAAAAAGTGGTATGGGCAGATGCGGAATGCTATTGGATATCAATATGAAGATGGTGTTCTGCGTATAGGGTGGACAAGCAAGACGGCAGCAATGTACGGCAGAAAACAGGAATTCGGTTACCGGACTTCTGTTACTGATGAAATTCGTAGGAAGTATGCCGAAGCTGGTGTTCCGTTAAGCAAAAACACTAGATATTTATATCTGCCAGCACGAAATGTTTTTGACCCAATGTCAGAGGAACTGCAACCGGAAATCGCACCATATGTACAGCAAAAGCTGAATGAGTATACCGATAAAACCGTTACGTTTGCGAAAAAGGCGAGAAGAAAGTATAAGGTGTATTGACGATGGCATTACAAAATTTGGATATAAGTGACACTTTAATAGCGTTAGGATCTTTTATCAAGGAAGATTCTGCTGTGCAGGATTTTGTCACAGATAGTTTTGAAACCGGAACGGAACTGAAAGTTTATGTGGGAGATTTTACTCGCAAGACGATTCCTACCGCAGCCGATTGTCCGTACATCGCAATTACCGACTTTCGCAAAAAAGAGGGGCAGAACATTGAGTTCTGCGACTACAGGGCAACATTGTATGTTGGTGTAGCATCTGACGATACCTTTGTCGAAGACGATGATGTGCTGATGCCGGATGTATATGACCTTGGTGCAAAATTCATGACCCTGTTGGAAACGATTTTCAACGATAAAACGAAACGGAATCGTCCGCTTTCAAGGTGTGAAACAGATGGCCCATATCCGCTTGATACCAAACATTGGGTAGGACGGATGGAGTTAACCTGGCGAATCTATCAGACACTAGGAACAGATTATCAAGAAGAATTATAAATTTAAAGTGGGGGTGAATTACATTGTCACAGGCAATTGGTGTGTACAGTAAACTAAATTTCGTACCAGAAACCACGTTTGGAACTACTCCAACTGATGGTACGGTACGCAGTTTGCCGTTTAACAGTTGCACACTCTCTGCTGAACAGAACATTACCGCACCGGAAACCATTACAGGCACACGGAATCCGGTTGAGCCGATTTTGGGTAATATCAACGTGACAGGTGATATTGTAATTCCTGTGGACTTGAACGCAATGGGGTGGATTCTTGCTATGGCATTTGGCAATCCCACTACCACTACGGTATCCACAGGTGTATATCAGCACGTTTTTAAGATTGGCAATGTTCAGCCGAGTGTATCTATTGAACGTGCGTTAAGCAATGGTGACTACTATGTGGATGCTGGGTGCAAAGTATCCTCGTTAGGGTTCAGTTTTGGTGGTGACGGAGAACTCGTTTGCACAGTAGGAATGCTGGGTTGCAGCGAATCCGTAGACGATGCTCCTATTGATGACAGTCCTACCGCAGTTACTCTTGACAGGTTAAATAATTTCCAGGCAGCATTAAAGGTTGACAACGCAAGCGTAGCAATCGCAACCGAAATCTCGCTGGATATCAATTTCGGCTTGGATGAAGAGGGTTATGCGATTGGTGGCAACGGATTCCGTGTTCGTCTGAATGAGGGTTTAGTCGGCATTACAGGCACGATGACAGCTTTCTACGATGACGATACGTTTATTCAGAAAGCTATCAATGCTACGGAAACCGCATTACAGGTTAAGCTGACGAAGACATCCGGTTCTTTGCAGATTGATCTGCCGGAAGTTCTGTTCCCACGGAAATCACCGACTATTGAGGGTGCTACCGGGTTGATGCAGGAACTTGACTATTCCGCATATTATACTGATGCTTCTGCTGCTTCTGCGGTTGTATTTACGTTGACGAACGGAACTGAATCCTACGAAATCATTGACGAAGATTAACTCATTAAGCTGAAAGGCCGGACGATAACTCCGGCCTTATTTTTATAATAGGGGGATAAAAACATGGATATTGAAGTAAGGGCATTATCAATTGCAGAGTATGAAAAATACCTTGAGATGCTGGACGAGTTGACCGAGAAAGTCAACAAAAAAGAATTAACTCCACGGACTTTCGCATTAAGCATTGCGAAATGGATCGGTACGGAAATTTATGGGTTGGACATGGAAACCATCAAACCTGGTACGCTGTTTGACCTGTCTGACAAAACCGTCAAACTGACGGAAGAAAGCGAAATCAAAGACGAAAAAAACTCCGTGACATCTGGGATTGGCGAATCAAAGGTGGAATAACTTTTTGTGAAACCTGTCGAAAGGCAGCGGAGCAAAAGGGTAAGGAACTGAACTGTAAAGAATGTCCTAGCCGAGTTCCAGATGTAACACAGGGTAACATAAAAACCATGATGCTGTTCGGTACTGCATCGAATTGTGTGCGGTATGTTGGCACGATGGACGGCATCATGGTTACAGGCATTGATTGGGTTAATCTGAAGACGATTGCAGAGTTGAACAGGATTAAAATAACAAGGCCTATGATGAGGAGATTGCGTGTAATTGAAACGCTGTTAATAAAGGAGAGTGTGGGGAATGCCAATCAGCGAAACAAGACTAGCAGTAAGACTACAAGATAACGCATCAAGTGGTCTTCAAAGTTTAACAAATCAATACAATCGTTTTGCTAACACAATCCAAAACAGCGGAAATAAGATTGCACAGTTTAATCGACAGGCAAGCGGAGCGAGTTTCAAGGGATTGGCAGCTAATGTTGATTCCGCAGCGAATAGTCTGTCCAATATGAGTAAAACAATGGAACGCTTGGTTTACTCCGCATCCAGGTATTTCGTCATTTATAAGGCAATGGGTGTTGTTGGGGATGTATGGCAGACAGTTGTCAATGATTCCTATGAATACGCTAAAAGCCTTGAAACCAATCAAATCGGTATTGCTGGCATTTTAAAATCAATGGTGAAACTTAATGGTGAAAACATTAAGTGGAACGATGCAATGGCAATATCGCAGAAATCCATGAAAGCATTGCAGAGTGAAGCATTGCGGACGGCAGCCACATCCCAGGAACTGATTGAAACATTTCGTGCGATTCTAGGCCCAGGCATGGCAGCCGGAATGAGCATTGACCAAATTGTTAAACTGTCTACTGTTGGTACGAATGCGGTACGTTCTTTGGGGTTGCCTAGCAATCAGTATGTGCAGGAACTGCGTTCCATCATCACAGGTGGTATCCGTCCGGCAAGCAGTACGTTGGCAACATCTTTGGGTATTACCAACAAGGATGTTAAAGAAGCAAAAGCATCCGCAGAGGGTCTGTACGGATTCCTTATGAAGAGGATGGAGGGTTTTGCTGATGCCGTAAAATACACATCTGGTACTGTTGAGGGAAGATTGGCACGAATCAAAGAGGGTATCAATGTCGGTGTTGCTTCGGCAAGTAAAGAATTATATAACTCGTTTTCCGGTGTGCTGGAAAAGATTGCCGATGCGTTGATTCCTGTTCCCAAGGACTTGGGTGCTAAATGGCAGATTAATCCTGCGTTTGTTTCCGGTGTTAAAAGCGTAACGGATATGCTTGCAAAGCTTGCGACAGGTGTTGGAAACGTAGGGTCTTTCCTTGCACCGTTGGGTGGTGCAGGACTTAAAGCAGGATTAACTGTCCTGGATCAGCTTGCCGGAAAGCTTGAACTTATTGTCGGCCTTTTTGCTGTCAATAAAATTGCACCTTATGTAACGGATCTTGTTAATCTTGTTGTTTATAGCAGGAGTGCATATGATGCACAAACCGGATTAGGTAAGGCATTACAGGTAGTTAATGACAAATTAAAAGACAGAGCAGCTGATCTGCAACGAGTAATTGCAGAACAGAACATTTACAATGCTTCTGTTGATGCGTTCTTTGCAGAAATGAATCGTGTTAATGCTATCAATGGCATGATTAACAATAATGCGAACAGCATTACAAATCTTGCCACAAAATGGCAGAAGATGGGCATGGATGCAAAGCAAGCCGGAGAGATACAGAAAAATGTTTTGACATTAATTGCCAATGGGCGAACTGCAACTGCACAGGAAGTTATCCGTCATAGTGATGCAATCGCAAAGAATATAGAGCAAACAAAGCAGTATGAAGCTGCCGTAAAGAACGCTTATAACGAA